TGAAGTCTAGGCGCGAAATTTTTTGTCCAGTATTAGACGCTGCTTCGAAAGCTCCGTTAGAGCCAACGAACATCATTTGCATCTCGTATGAAATAGAGTTTCTCATTAGTATGACTTTCTAACGCCGAGAGGATCTTCCTCTATCGTTACCGAGATATCGTTAACGTTTTTGTAAACCATCGTGTGCGACCAACGCGACGAGAAGAAGAATTTATTCTGATTATAAATCTTCGGAATCTTGTATTGAAATCTTCTAAAGCCCTGCTTCGAAATCAAGAAGTGCAAGATGCAGCGAGCCTCCTTGTCGGAAACGCCTCTAAACTCCAGATTAAAAGATTTTAAAGTATTTGAGTGCAAACCAAAATCGGTGCGTTTCGTGTACGAGTAAGGAAGTTCAGTTTTGACAACTGCCGTTTCTTTTTCGACTCTCGCAGAATATGTCGGCTGGAAGAAGAAGTCTCTCGTCCATTTGTTATTTGCCATATTTGACAAACTAAAACTCGCGTCTGAAGTATGATCGCCCGTGCAATAGTAGAACGAATCGTAAAGATTGCTCATGTTGCTAGGAAAAGTCGCGTTGCCCGTATATTTGACTATATCGTATTCAACATAGCTCGTTGAAGTTGCCCAGTCGCCTTTTACGTTGGCCGTTTGCAACATCAGCGGATTGTTCCAGTTCAAAAGCGTAGAAATCTGATCGGAGTTTAAAACAGCATTGACTGTATACAAGTCGTTCTTGTCAAACGAAGCACCGAAGTTATTTGCAAATAGATTAATCGGTTTGTAAAAAGATGCTGGATCTGTATACTGAAAATACCCAGTTCCATTCAAACTTTCAAAGTAGCCAACTATTTGCCGAGCCTGCTCTTCTTTACGATTGTCGAAATTCATCTGAAACTCTAGCTGCAAGTGATTTGCGCCCTTCGGCATCGTGTAGACGTAATTATCGGTCGTCTCGTATTGCGACAAATCTGCATTAAACGATACGGTCGTTCCGTATGACGGCTTGAATGCGAAAGCCGCTGGTATTGAACCAGTTACATTTTGATCTCTATCGTAAAGGAACGACATTAGATGAATCCTTGATAGTTTAGAGTCAGCGTCAGATCGTCTGTAGCTGAACTATTCATAGTTTCTCCTATTAGCTCCATGTTTGCCATTGTGAACGAGGCCAAAGACCCTATAGTTATATTAACATTTCGCTTGTTTGAGTCTATAACATAATCAAAAAGTCTTTTCGATTCGTAATCATCGACCGCGATTGTAAACTGGGCGTTTACTTTAAATGGTCTATTCGACACAACGTCTATCGCGCCAGAGCCAGTCGGGTGATAGAAAGCCTGTCTGTTGCACTCAAGAGAGTAGGTAAAAGCCTCGATTCTATTCGTACCCGACCCGTCACACTGTATTAGGATATCGGCTGGTCTAACGACCGACAGCTTACCAGTTTCAGCCGCGCCAGTCTGGGCCAATCCAGTGCCAACGTCACCAAACAAAGCAAAGTCTGCACTAACGCTCGGAAAGTTACCAACCGCACAAGAAACCGAGTAAGAGGTTAAATAAGCTGAACGAAAAGAAAAATTCTTACTATTATAGAATAAACCGCCACTTATTGGCGCTTGACCAGTCATTTTTAGCAAAAAGTCATTTGGCGACAAGTACTTTTGTACGCTCAAACTAGACTGCGGCACTCCGTTTGTAAATGTGGCAAACCTACCGTAGCCAATCACGTTTAAGTGCTCAACTGGTAGCGAATAGCCAAAGTTTACATCCGAGACCCCAAAAATCTTGAGGCCGCTGAGATATAGACTATTTTCATAATTTGAGATCGATGATTTCATTATCTACTTCTCAGTGAGCCGCCAAGACGCTTCTCTTCGTTGATCGTTTGGATAACAACCTGACGGATCTGGTCGCCCATCTTCTTGTAATCGATGCCGCCGCGAGTCGTCTCGCCTTGGGTTTGGGTTTCGGTTGCGCCGCCGTTTGTAACGTTGATATTGATGCTGATGTTCGAACCAGCGGTCGTTTCGAGCTTCGATGACAAGTTATCAAACTTGTCACCAAGAGACGTGTCGGTTTCGGTCGAAACCATACCGCCATTTGCGAATCTTGGAGCGCGACCTTGATTGATGGCGTCAAAGAATTGTTTGCCATACTTTCTTGTGGACTGGCGACTCATGACATATTCGCCACCCATAAGAAGAGCAGGAATGTCATCAGTTGGACCGCCTGCGGCATAACGCGGCATCAATCCACCATAAGCTTTATACGGCACGCCTTTAACAATCGACGAGGTAAACTTGCCAAAAGCCATCGGGCCACTAGCAGAAGTGCCTAGTGTATTTTTAAAATTTTTAGCCGACGCCAAACCAACACCGCCAGATTTGATTGTCGATGGAGGCTGCGATGTTTTAGCTCCACCCATCAAGCTATTAACTCCAAAATTTAATGCGGCAGCAGCCACAGTACTAAAGAGCTGTTGTTGGAAAGCTTTTCTTTGTTGTGTTCTATACTGTTCACGCTCACGAATAATTCCAAGAGCCTGTTCTTGTGCGGAACGAATTTCTTGATTGATCGTGTCGTCGTTTAGCAATCCGAATCTAGAAAGTCTTGCGCTCTGATCTTCTAGATCGATGAATGCAGAAGACGCCCCACCGCGCATAATATCTGTTGCACCACTTGTAGTTGTTTGCTTTGCGAAACGGGTAAGATCACCATAGCCTACAATATCGCGACCCCCACGAACACCAGGCAGGAAGATGCCGCCATCGTTCATCTTTGCGAGATTTTCCATTCCGTACTTTTGTACGGCAGACTTTCTCATTACGAACTCGCCGCCAGTTAACATTGCCGGAACATCATCTTTATATCCGCTTCCCCCAATGACTGGACCGCCGCCAGCGTACTTTTTAACTATGCCGCCGTTAGATCCAGAAAACAATGATCCCAACCCTTTTGTTATATTTGTCGCGGCTCCTTGTAAAAATTGACCTTGTAGTGTTTGTAGGAAGTTTCTTGCAACGTTTTGTAAAGCATCGCCAAGATTATCCGTTTGAGATATTGCTGCGTTTAGCGCTTCAGATAAGCCGTCTCTAAACGCAAATGTAGTACTTTTTGCTAAATTTTCAGTAAAGTCTTCGCTTTCAACTTGAAGCTCATCTAGTGCAGTTGCTACGCCTGCTCCAACGCGAGAGCGTTCTCTTATTTTTGCGATTTCTAATTGACGATCTCTACGCTTTTCTTCTATATTTAAAAGCTGTAAAGCTATTTGCTTTTCTTGTTCCGATAAATTTAAATTCTCTTTTATAGCCTTAGTTGAGTCCGATAGTTTAATCGACAATTCTCCATAAAGCTTAATTGTATCTAGGGTAAGACCCTCAAACTCCTGTGACCCAAAGGCTGATTTATACTTTCCCGAAAGCTCATCTATACTTTTAGCTTGGCTTGCAAAAAGAACCAATCTGTCTTGTTCTGTCTTCGAAAAAAACGAACTATCTCTTACTATGTCTACGAATTTTGATTTGGCCTGATCTAAAGAGCTTTGCTGATCTATTGCATATTTCGCTTCTATCTGATTTCTTTGTTTTAGAAAATCAAGCTCCTTAGTCAGTTCTAAAATCCTTCTAGATTGCGTTGGAGATACAGTTCCTCGTTGCGCTATGCCAGAACGCAGTTGTTCGATCTGCAACTGAAGACCACTTTCTTGTGTAAAATTAGCCCGTTCTTTTTGTATTTTTTGTATTTCTCTTAGCGTCTGCGCTTGCTGGCTTAACCTTTCGTTTTGCGCTTCAAAAAGTTTAAGAGTGCTGTCGGCTTCAATTAAAGCCGTTTCAGTAATTTTCGTTCTTTCAACCAAGCCTCTCGTTCTTTCTTTTTCTAATGCTGTGGCAATAGCCAACTTCCTCGCTTCTCTATTTATAGTGCTTGCATTTTGTATACCTAGATTCTTAATAATTTCTGCATTGTCGGCAATCTGTCCTCCGGTTTTTAAAACTTTTCTTAATGCATCTGCCTGCTCTAGAGTAATGGAGGCTAGGCCATTTTCTTCAGCTATGCGCTCAATAGAGCTATCCAAAGCGTCTCTTTGTTTTTGCGTAGACTCTTCTCTAATATTTTCAATTTTATTTTGAAGATCTAATTCTTGTTTTTGAAAATCATTTAAATTAGCCGCATTTTTAATTTGTTCCGCATTTAGCAAGGCTCTTGTCTTTAGGCGTTCGTTATCTCCTTTTAAAACACTTAAAGAAATTTCTTGAAACGCACGCTCTAATGCAACCATTCTTTCAGTTTCTTCGGCCATCTTTTTCTGTTCTTTGGCAATTCTGTCTCTATTATTAGCGATACTTCGAGTAATTTCATCTATTGCGGCCTGAGTGGTTTCCTCTTTTGCCACCGCAGCATTTAATTGCTTTTCAAGATCTAATCTTTCGTTTTGTAAACGAACCTCTTCTTCGCTTTGTGTATATACAGGAGCCGCAGCAAGGTCACCGTAAAA